GCGTTATTCTGAGGTGACGGGTCGTTTCCGTACGTATGTCGACGGTACGTTGTCGGCGTGGCATCTGGCGCAGAATTTCACGAGTGCGCCAGTGCTCGGTCAGACGTTTATTGAGGATACGGCTCCGATGGCTCGAGTTTTGTCTGCGGGTGGCGAAGCCGCGACGCAGAATATTGAGTATCTGGCTGATATTCTTATTCAGCGTGAGGCAGTGCGCCCGCTGCCGATGTTTGGTACGCCCGTGACGCTCGGGCGGTTCTAATGCCTTTGCCCGCGATCCTAAGCACGATTGGGAAAGCGGTTGGTAAGCTTGCTCCCGCCGCTCTAGATGTTTTAGGGCGGCGGCAGCAGAACCAAGCGCAAAGGGCGGAGGCGAGGCGAGCGGAGGCGTTTGCCGAGCGTATGTCTTCGACCGCGGTGCAGCGGTCGAAGGCGGATTTTGAAGCAGCGGGGTTTAATCCCGCGTTAGCGTATGGATCTAGCGCCAGTTCCCCAGGGGGAGTTCAGGCGCAAGTAGGGAATGAGTTGAGTGGTGCGGTTTCATCGGCTCAGGCGGCGTCGATGAACCGCGCTCAGCTTGAGTTAGTGCGTAAGCAGCTAGATATCGCAACGCAGCAGGGAATTAGGGCGAAAGCCGAGGCTGAAGTTGCGGGTTTTGATGCGCAGAAGCGTAGTATGGAACAGCGCGTGTGGAACGCGATTGCTTCTGGGCAGGATATGCGTTTGGATTCGCCGTTGGCGAAGTCTATTGCGTCGCAGTTTGAGGCGACGTCGTTGGCTCCTGAGTCTATTAGGCAGAGTAATTCTGCGTTGGCAGCGCAGGCGAATGCGGCGCGCACTGGTGCAGCGATTCAGGAGTTTGATCGTAAGTTTTTGGAGTATATGCAGACTGATAAGGGTAATGTTGCTAAGATTTTGAAGATGATTGTTCCCGTTCTGAGGATGTTTAAATAATGGCGTTTTCGTTTGATGAAGTTCGGGATATTGCCGCGAAGTCTTTGGATATTGGTATTAGTTTTGATGAGTCTGAGGATATGACGCGGCAAGAGTTTAAAGAGGAGTGTGATGTAAATCACATTTTGCGTCAGCATGGTTATACGCTGCGACCCGTTCGTTACGGGGAGCATGATTTTGATGCTGATCTGACGTCTAAGATGCAGTCTAGATCGGTTTTTCAGGCGTTTTATGAGGCTGCGCCTGATGTGGTTCGGGATAAGTATCCCGATTTGGGTTCTTTTATGGCCGCATTTGGCTCAGGAGCCTTTGTAACACCCTCAGGAGGGGTAGAGCCGCCGTCAGGCGGGTCGACGCCTCCTGAGGGTCAGCAAGCCGGCGAAGCCGGCGCGCTAGGTTAGCACGTATACTATACTTGATAAATACGTGCTAACTGACAGCTTTTCACCACTAACACAAAGGGTAAGGCAATGCGACGGATGGGAGCTGGCAAGGGGCGTTCCGCGAAGCGGTTTAAGGCCCGTGCAGGTAAGACGATGGCGCTCAATCTTCGGAATCCGCTGCGAGGCGGTTGGAGGCTGTAAGCGTGGCCTGCCATCATCCGTTTCGGATGTGGCGGTATAACGGCAAGGTAACGCTGCGGAGGCCAGAGTCTGATGAGCGCGAAGCGATGGATATGCCGTGTGGTGGCTGTCTTGGGTGCCGTATGGACCGGGCTAGATCGTGGGCTATCCGTAATCGTTTGGAGTTGGCGTATCATGAGAAGGCGTGTTGGACAACCCTCACGTATTCGGACGAGAATCTCCCCGCGTATCGGTCCATTAGGCGAGATCATCTCTCCGGCTACGTTAAGCGTTTACGAGCGCGTTTGTCGTCTGAAAAAATCCGATTTTTTGGTTGCGGAGAGTATGGGGAGCGTGGTGGGAGACCTCATTACCACGCGATTTTGTACGGTATCGATGGTTCAGAGACCTCGATACGTAAGGCATGGCCGTTTGGGCATGTTGGAGTTCATGCGTTAACACCCGCTGCGATTAAGTACGTGGCGGGGTATTGTTCGAAGAAAGAAGGTTGGCATGGCGAATTTAAAGAGGTGCTTGACAGAAATACTGGCGAGTTGTATGGTAGGGAAGCACCGTTTTTGCTGATGTCACGTCGTCCTGGTATAGGTGGTCAGGCGCGTGAACATTGGAAGAGTTGGTCGCGGTATGCGGTGATGGACGGGACGAAGTTTCCTGTGCCGAGGTATTTGCACGAGGCGTTTAAGAAGGAAGCCGATCCCGGTTTTGTCGAGGAAGTGCAGTTTGAGCGTTGGAAGCATCGTAAGGCTTTAACGCGGGACCAGTTGGACGCGTCTGAGGCGATCGCCAAAGCGCGGCTTTCACTTCAATCGGCAGGGAGGATGTACGGATGATGCATGTGTATGCGATTCGGGATAAGGTTGCGGAAAGCATTGGGCAGCAGGTGTGGCTGTTTAAGGCCGACGCCGCTGCTATTCGTTTTTTTCATGATGTGCTGAGTGATGCGAAGAGTTATCCGGCAAATCATCCGGATGATTATGAGTTGCTGAGTCTTGGTATGCTCGAAGACGATGGCACGTTTATGGGTGCGCCTATGGTGATTTTTACTGGTACGCAGTGGAAGCAGGCGAAGGATGCTGCTGAGGCTGCTAAACTTGATGAGGCGATTGGCTAATGGCTGGGTATCAGCTTCCTGCGCGTAAGCTTGCGAGTCAGCAAGATTCAGCGATGATTCAGCGGCCTGATGTGCCGCGATCGAAGTTTATTGGGTCGTTTACTCGAAAGACGACTTTTAATGCTGGTTTGCTTATTCCGTTTCTTGTTGATGAGGTGCTTCCGGGCGATCATTTGAAGTACGATTGCACGGCGTATGTGCGTATGGCGACGCCGTATTTTCCGATGATGGATAATCAGCGGATTGATACGCATTTCTTTTTTGTACCGAATCGACTGATTTGGTCGAATTGGAAGAAGTTTATGGGCGAGCAGGTGAATCCTGATTCGTCGATTAATTATACGGTTCCGCAGATTGCGGGTGAATTTGCTCAGATTCGTGTCGGTAGTCTGTGGGATTATTTCGGTTTGCCGACGGTGACGTCTGCGGCGAATCCTGCGCCGTATTCGTCTTTGAGCCCGCAAGTGAGTGCGTTGCCGTTTCGTGCGTACGCTCTTATTTATAATGAGTGGTTCCGCGACGAAAATCTTATTAATTCGGCGTATGTGAATCTTGGAGATACTGGTGATCTGACGTCACAGTATCCGCTTCGTCGTCGAGCGAAGTCGCAGGATTATTTTACGAGTGCTCTACCGTGGCCCCAGAAGTTCACGGCTCCGTCGATTCAGTCGGCGGTGAGTGGACTTGGTATTGCGAGTGCTGATTTGAACGTGGGTACTGGACCTATCGGTTCAGTGATTGATACGTTTTCTCAGCCGTCGAGTACTTCGTATGCGAATGCGTACGATGGTACGACGGTGCCGTATTGGATGAAGGCGACGGCGGCTGGATATCCGCAGGTATATGCTGAGGCGTCGGTTAATTCGTTCCGTCAGGCGTTTTTGGTGCAGCAGCTGCTGGAGCGAGATGCTCGTGGGGGCACTCGTTATACGGAGATAGTGCGTTCGCATTTCGGTGTGGTTTCGCCTGATGCGCGGCAGCAGCGGCCAGAGTACATTGGCGGCGGTTCGAGTGCGCTGAATATCACTCCGGTTGCGCAGACTACTGGCGGTGCTGGCACTGTTGGTATTCTTGGAGCGGCGGCGACTGCCGTTGGTAAGCATATGGCCTCATATGCTTCTACCGAGCATGGTGTTGTGATTGGTCTGATGTCGGTGCGCAGTGAACTGTCGTATAATCAGGGTATTCCGCGGCAGTTTAGTCGGCTGACTCGGTATGATTACTATTGGCCGTCTCTGGCTGGTCTTGGTGAACAGGCTATTCTTCGGAAGGAGATTTTTGCTACGGCGAATGCCGCGAGTGATAACACGGTTTTTGGTTATCAGGAGCGGTGGCATGAGTATCGTACGCGTTATTCTGAGGTGACGGGTCGGTTCCGTACGTATGTCGACGGTACGTTGTCGGCGTGGCATCTGGCGCAGAATTTCACGAGTGCGCCAGTGCTCGGTCAGACGTTTATTGAGGATACGGCTCCGATGGCTCGAGTTTTGTC